GGATAGCCGTTATTACCGAGACTAATCTCGGTGCCACCCTTCATATTATGTGGTGGGGCGTAAACGCTGGCAGGACCAACTTCATTACCACCTTTTTTCATACTGAACTTAGCCATAACTTACTCCTACGTTACTATCGTCACTGTACCGACTTCACCGTTACCTACTAGCGTACTTACGAGATCAGGCAAAGCCAAAGGGTTATTTAACCCTACAGGACCCCATCCCCACTGTATAACACGACTACCATCACTAGGGCCACCAAAAGCTAATTGATTACTCGCTGGCACTTCGCCTTGGGTTTTTATCTTAAGCCCGGTCATACCTGCCTGCCAGAAACTAACATCTGGGCGCGGGTTACGCAGTGCTTGTGGGTCATCAACCGGGTACATACCGAGTTGAAGCTGCGGCTGGTCCTTCTCCCAACAAGTAGGACACACAAGGATATTGGTGCTCTTAGTCTTGATGGTAATCTTTTTAAGCTGCTTGAGTTTATATCGAAAGCCACAGCGGTCACACTCTGCAATGGCCTTCTTACCAGAGGCAAACGGATTGGGCATCATACCTCCTAGATAAACATCTGGCGCGGAGCGATCCGCAGCGGGGCCTTTTCGCGGTCTTCGTCAGCCGCCTGTTCCCAAGCTTCGTCGTACATTTGCTTCAACATCCCTGTACGTTCCATAGCGTTAGGAAGTTTAAGCGACAGGTAATATGCTAGTCCTGCCACCATACAAGGGAGGAAGCGGAAGGGGATATCTTGCGTGGTTATACCGTTACCAGCATCCTGCATACGGCGCAGGCGGTAGTAGAAAAAGGTATAATAGTTGCTTTGATCTGGGGCTGGCCACACGTTAATTTGTGGGTTCTTTACACCTGTTGGCGTAGTCGCACCTGACTGGCGATTGATCCATACTTGAATAGGACGCCCTTGAGCATTCTTGTTCGGGATCGTGATATACGTGTCGGCGCTAATACGGTTAATATTGATATCAAGTTGGTTTGAACTTGTACCAGCATTTGTACGTATTACCTGTTCCAGCAGGTCAATCGTGTCCACCGGCAGGTCATAAACAATCTGCCCTTGGACCATAGCAATAGAGCCTTGGTCAATAGTCCACAGGTTAATACCACGGTTTGCCCACTCAATGGTGAGCAAGTTTAAACTGCGGCGAGCCGTCTTGAGATCGTAACCTGTACGAAGCTCAGCACCACAGCGCTCAAAAGCTTCTTCAACAAGCTCATTGAGGTCCAAATTGAACGTAGCGGTGCCAGTCGTGGCCATTAGCGGTTAAGACCTCCGCGACGTTGCATATTACGCATGGCTTGCATACGTGAGGACTCAAAACCAACTTGCTGCCGATTAGGCGCTTGTGGCATTGCAGGGGGTCTCATCACCTGCTGCTGCATTGGGTTCGCTTGTCGTAACGCCCCCTGCCCTGCCTGCATCATCGACTGCTGCATTGGGTTCGACTGCATAGGCTGTTGCTGACCCATACCACCAAGCATTTGGCCCATTTCCATACCACCACCCTGCTGCATCGGAATAGGTTGCTGTTGCGCCATCCGCTGCTGTTCTAACATCTGCTGTTGCATTGGGGCTTGCGGGCGCAAGAAATCCTGCTGCTGCTGCATCGCCTGCTGCCCTGCCTGCATCATCGACTGCTGCATTGGGTTCTGTTGCTGCATTTGCTGCTTTATATGCTCCGTCAGTTGCATCTGCTGGGGGGTATAATTCTGCGGTTGGCTGGGCGGTTGATATCCAGCAACTGGAGCACCTGTGTTAAGGTCGCGTGCAGTTGGCTGCTGCGGCTGACCACCCGCCATTTGTTGATACCGCTGCATCATGTCCATTGGGTTAGGTTGGCCCATAGGTTGACCCATAGGTTGACCCATAGGTTGACCCATACCGCCAAGCTGCTGCATTTGCTGGAAACGCTGCATCATATCATAAGGCGAACTCTGCTGGCCCATACCCGGTTGTTGGGGTTGACCGCCAAAACCACCCATAGGTGGCTGAGTCATAGGCTGACTTGGAAAAGTTTGTGGCTTAATACCGAAGCCGCCCTGTGGCATAGGGCCGGTAGGATACTTAATCATATCACCTAAATCCTTTTGTCTTCTTCGCTACAGCTTTTGGCTGTTTTACGAACTGCTTACCCTTGGCCTTACCGGCCCGCTTAGCTTTAGTTGTCGCTGCGTACTCGGCAGAAGACAAGGACTTTATAGCCTTCTCTGGTAGGTAGCGCTCGCCCGTTGCCTTAGACCCCTGCGTCGATGGTTTACCGCTTTTGGTTCGCCACTTCTGCTCGGTCCAAGACTTCAAGCTCTGCTGGGATTTAGCTAGTCCGCTCATTTGTAGCCACCACCTCTAGCTTTGTATTGTTTAGCCACCATCTGAGCTTTTCTCGCGGACCACTGACCCGGATCACCGCCCTTACCACCAGCTTTGATAGCATTGAAGATAGCCTTACGCATACCGGGTTTGGTGTAGTTTCCAGCCTCATTGACCTTAGACTCGCCACCCGCAGCAAAAGAAGCTGTCTTAGCGGCTTTGGCAAAATCACTCTTCTTAGGTGCGCCCTTGGCCCCTACTTTCTTCATCTTCTCACCAGACCCAGCCGCAATACGCTTTTTCTTGGCCGCAATATTAGCATACAGGCCACCCGCAGCCATACCCTTAGGCTTTTTGGACTTACTTATAGCCCCCATGCCGCGAGATGGCCGCATTAGCAGGTTTTCCCGCCCTTTTTGTATCCAGCCATACCGCCGCGAGCCATAGTGACGCGCTTAGCTTTGGTCTTACCGCGAACAGCACAGCCGTCGATGGAGCCGCCCTTGGCAAACTTTGGCATCGCACGACCTTTAGTGTCGGCAGACTTCTTCATCATTGCAGCGCCGAACTTAGTAGCCGCAAAGGGATTACCTTTGCCTTTACCCTTAGCCGCTGGCTTCATCTTAGCTTTTCCACCTTTTGCCATACCCATACTCCCCATAGCCTTCGACGAAGGCATTTCCTTAGTAACGCCACCCTTGGCCATTTTCTTGATCTTCCCACCTTTTGCATAGCCTTTTGCTTTCTGTTCCTTAGTAAACCTAGCGTTGGCTTCATCTGAGATATAGCTGAAAGGGTTCAAGTACGAGAGAGCCGCACCCAAACGTGCACGTGAAGCAGCAGCGCTTGTATCCTTAGGGTCAGCCGCTCTGGCCAACCGGTTAGTACCGGTGCCTTTTTTATCCTCAGTCTTAGCCTTATCCTTAGCGGGTGCAGGTTTACCAATGTTGGCCGCGCCGTAGCTATTTTTACCGGTTTTTAGATCGCTAAAAGCTGCCTTATCAAACTTACTAACAGGTGTTTTCTTAGCTGCTGCGTCGATAGCTGCGCGGTTCTCAGGGCTAACGTAATAGGTTCTTTTTACCTTGGCCGGTGCCTTATCCGCTGGCTTCTGTACAGGTTTCTGTACAGGCTTAGTAACCGCTGGCTTCTTACCTATGGAGCTATCCATCTTAGGTACAGATAGGCTCTCTGTAACGCTTAGTTTAACGTCAGGAGCCTTGGACACCGCCTGCGGTGCGCCGTACCTGCGGGTCTTTGTCAGGTTACTTTCTGCGGCACGCTCTGCGGCGCGTGTAGAAGTGCGATCACCACCAGTGCGCTTGGCACGGTCGTCTTCTGCGTCAGCTTTGCGCTGCATACGCTTAGCTTCGAGCACTTCGAGTGCACGACCGCTTTTGCCTGCGGAGTTCTTCTTGAAGTCTTTTTCAATATCCGCCATGCGCCGATCATACATACCTTGAGCGCCACCAGCAGAAAACTTACGCATTTTATGTGCCATATCTTTATTCCTTACCTAGCCATCTTTGCACGGTCTTTGTCTCGTATATACGAATTACCGTCCATATAATAGTAAACAACGCTGCGACTGCTGGAAGCATAGAAACCATTGTCCCGACAACCGTGAAGAGTGAAGCCGCGTCTATAGCGTACTTGAAGGTATCCTGTCCTGTTGGCATCTTTAACAATCCCATTTCCGAAGCGACAGAGCTTTACGAGTAGGGCGACCCTTCTCGTCTTTCATTGGAC